CACGCGCTCGATCAGGGCCCGCTGCGCGCCGAGGGTCTTGATCGCCGCCCCGAGCGTGCCAAGCTGCCGCTTGGCCCCGCCCAGGGCGGCGCGGAACCTGCCGGAAAGGCTGCCCTCGATGACGACGCCCAGCTTGATGTCCTTATTTGCCATGCGTCCTCACCGCTTGCGCCGGTAGATGTCGATTGCGTCCGTGGTCCATTGCGCCAGCTCTCCCAGGTCCATGTCCATCAGATCGCCGTAGCCCCACCGGGTATAGCTGTTGAGTATCAGCACGGCCCGGCGGGCCGCGGTCGGGCTCAGGCTAAAAAACCCTTGTAGGCCTCCTGCAGCCGGCCGTAGTCGGCCAGGTCCAGCTCCTCGATGACCGCCGGCGGCACTTCGCACAGCAAAGAAAAAAGCCGTATCTCCTGCTCGGCGTTTCCCTTGGCGGCCTTTTCGGCGGCCAGCAGGTCCCGCACCCTGGGCCGGCGCACGACCAGCCGGTCCACGCTGCGCCCGTCCGCCTGCACCGGGTGCTTCAGTTCGATCTCCATTGCGACACCTCCTTGCGTAAGGGGCGACCGGCCGGCTCGCCCGTACCGGTCTCATCCGTCTTACACGCCGATGGCCTCGCGGATGGCCGCCAGGCGGTCCGCTCCGGCGATGGCCTCGATCATGTTGGCCGCGTCGATCTCGATGAGCGTCACGCCGTCGCTGTCGTACTTATAGTAGCCGCAGGCCACGGCGACCTTCATCGTCGTCTCCTCGCCGGCCTTCCAGCCGCCGCCGTCGATCTCGCGCCAGCGCCCGCGCACCGTGATCTCCACCGCCGTCACCGTGCCGGCGGCGTCGTCGGCCTCCAGCGCGCCCTTGAAGCGCAGGGTGACGCCGGCGTGGTCCGTCAGGCCCCAGAGCTTGAGGATCTCCTCGTTGTACTCCTTGAGGGTGAACTCGCACTCCATCTTTTCCAGGCCCATGTCGATTTCCACGGGCGCGGCCATGCCGCCGGCGCGAAACTCCTCCATCTTGCGCGTCAGCTTGGGCAGAACCAGCTCGGCCACCTGGCCCGCGTAGCCCCGGCCGTCGACGACCAGGTTGAAATTTTTCAGCACTCTCGGAATCTGCGCCATCAGATCACCTCCTCAAAGTAGTCGTTGACCAGCCGGCTGCGGAAGGTCACGTGCTCGGCCGGCGCCGGCGGGGTGAAGTCGAAATCGAAGTACACCCGCCCGGCGGCCAGCTCGGTGGGCGTGTTCAGCTCCTTATCGGCCCAGCAGCGGCCGCCGAGGATCGCGCCGATGGCCTTCAGGTGCGCCAGGTAGGCGTTGACCCCCTCGACCACGTCGGCCAGGTAGGTGCGGGTGATGTTGCGGTCCACGGCCCACAGGTGGGCGCGCAGCAGGCTCTCGTTGATCATGTCGGCCGTGCGCACCACGGAGAGGAAGGCCCACTTGCTGTCGCTGCTCAGGGTGCGGTTGCCCCAGAGGCGATAGCCGTCCTGGCGGATGATGGTGGCCACGTTGGCCTCGTTGAGCAGGTTGGCCCGGGCGTTGGCGTCGCCCAGGGCGAAATCCACGTCGCGCGTGGTGCCCACGATGCCGTAGATCTCGCGGTTGCTCGGGCTCCACCAGAAGCCGCGCTCCGCGTCGCTCTTGGCGATGATGCCCGCCACGCGGGCGCTGGCCGGCTGGGTGACGATGTCGCCGTCCGCGTCCAGCACCTTGACCCCCGGATCCACCACGTACACCCGCTTGGAGCCGAAATCCCCGGCCCATTCGATAGCATCGGCGTCGTTGGTGTCCGGACCGTCGGCGATGATCACGGCCCGCAGCCGGTCGGCGATGCCGAGCAGCTCGGCCACCACCGGGTTGGCCACGCTGGCGATGCTCGCCGTAGCCGCCGCCCCCGTCCCGCCGCCGCCGGTGAAGGTCACGGTGGGCGCAGTCGTGTAGCCGTAGCCGCCCTTGGTCACGGTGACGGCCGTCACCACGCCTTCGGCCACGGTGGCCACGGCTTCCGCCCCGCTGCCGTCGCCGGTGAACACCACTTCCGGGGCGCTGGTGTAGCCGCTGCCGCCGTTGCTGACGGTCACCGCGCTGACGCCTTTGGGCCGATCCGCGGTGAACCCCGGCGCGCAGAGGATGCGCGGGGCGAAACCCACCACGCTCTCGGCGCCCAGAAAGCACTGCACCCCCTCGTAGGCCCCGGTGGCGCCGTCCACCCCGCCGATCACGTTGGCCATCGCCTCGGCCGCGTCGGCGCCTTCGTCCACCCGCACCACGATCACCACGGCCCCGGCCTGGTCGAAGACGGCGTCGATGGCCTCGGGCAGGGTGCCTTCGCCGTCGCCTACCGTGTCCAGCTTGGCGGCCTCGACCCGGTTGCCGGCGATCAGCACCGGCGTGTTGAGGGGAAACGCGGCGGCATCGGCGTCCGGCGCCGTGCCGATCAGGCCGATGACGCTGGAGCGCACTGTCTGGATGCTGCGTGCGCCCTCGTCGATCTGGATGACTTCTACGCCGTGCAAAAATGTTTCGCTCATGGCTTATTCCTCCTTGGCCGCCGTCTTGGGGCGCCCGTGTTCGGTTTTGGCTTCGACCACCGCCGCCTTGGGGCGCCCGTGTTCGGCTTTGGCTTCGACGACCGCCGCCTTGGGGCGAACGGGCCCGGTTGCGGGTTCTCCGGCCGCCCCGGCCCGGACGACCTTGCCGCTCAGCAGCATCCACTTGGCCTGGCGGGCGGTCAGCGCCACCCGGCCGCCGGCCGGTATGGTGCGGCCCGCATGGCGGATCGGCTTCAAGACAACGTATTCGGATGTGGACATGGCGCCTCCTAATGACTGTGGTGGTTGGTGTTGCCGCCGGCGTCGATGACGCTGCCGGTGGCGGTAATGTTTCCGGTAACGGAAAGGTCGCCGGTCAGGGCGAAAGAGCCGGTCATGGTGCCCTTGGTGGCGCCGCCCGCGGCGGCGACGTTGACCGCCGGGGCGGTAAGCGTCAATCTGGTCCCGGACGATACGGCCACCGCCCCCGCCGCGCTGACGGTCGCCGCACCGCCCACCTGCACGACGGCGTCGCCGGATAGCGAGACGTTCGCCGTGCCGGGGCAATCCACCGCAAGCAGCGACTGCCGGCGGTCGTAAGAGATGCGCATGCCGTCGGCGAAGCGGATGGTGCGCACCGTCGGCGCGGCCTCCGGCGCCGGGTGCGCCGCCTGGTAGACGGCCGGCAGGCAAACGGCCTGGGCCGGATCGCCGCAGGGGGCCAGTAGCAGCACCTGCTCGCCGATCTCCGGGGCCCACCAGTCGATATCGCCGGCCGCACGGCGCGTCAGCCAGGGGATCCACCCGGTTAGCAGGTCGCCGCTGCGTACCCGCACGCGGGCGCCGGCGTAATCGGCCTCGGCCACGGTGCCGACGCGCAGCAGGTTATCCAGGCGCCGCTCCAGTTCGGCCAGGCGGTATTCCTCGGGCTCCCCCTTCATGGTACCTCCGGCAATTGGTCGACCAGGATATAATCGTCTTCGTGGGCGGCGCCGATTTCCGGCGCAAAGCCGAGATACAGCGATTCGGGGCGCACGCCCTCGGCGGTCCATTCATCGACCCCCATGCGCACGATCTGCTCCCATGTCACCGCCTCCACGGCCACCATCGCCGCGTCGAAAGCGCGCGAATACAGGTTGTCCACCCGCGTGACCCGGGCCGGCCGCACGCCGGTCAGGCCGAACCGCTGCCCGTCGAGCTGCGCCAGCACCTGCTCGGCCAGTTCCAGGGCGCTCACGGCCCGATGCTCGCGGCCGGCGGCGTGGCGGGTCACGCAATACGCGGCGAAGCGGCACTTCCAGTCCACCTCCCCGGTCTCCACGGCCCCCTCTCGATTCGCCCCGAGAAATGCCGGCAGCACCGCCGGGGTGGGGATGGGCACCTGCACCTCCATCTCGCCGCCGGTGAGCTGCCCGGCGTAGATTTCACAGGATCCCAGGCCGGGCATGACGCCCTTCAGGCGTGCCACCGAAGCATGCAATACTTGGGTCGGGGTCGCCATCGGCTACGCCTCCGCCAGGTGCGCCAGGATCAGCCGCGCGGCCTCGTCCTCGTCGCGGGACGAGAGCCCGAGAAAGGGCCTGGCGGGGATACCCGCCTCCTCGCGGCCGAACTGGTGCGTGGCGCCATAGATCCGGTCGGTGCCGAAGAGCAGGGAAGAAGCCGTCGTCTGATAGCGCAGGGTGCCGGCCAGCACGTCGTCGAGGACCAGGATCTTGTCCCGGTTGCGCTTCTTGCGCGCCTGATACCGCTCGCTCAGCGGCGCCCAGGGCTCCCCATCGGGGCTTTTTTGCGCGTCGAAGCGCTCCTCATGGGCCAGCATCAGGTATTCGCCGATGTCGGCCAGGGCCGGGCGCAGATCGGCGGCCCGGCTGGCCAGCCCGCTCAGCGCGGCTTCCAGCCTCTCTTGCCCCTCGATCTTAATCTTGACGACTGCGCCGGACATGGGTTATCCTTTTATCCGTCGGACACCGCGAGACACGGTGATACTCTCCCGGCCGTAGCCCCGTGGCCTGGTGCCGCGGGAGCGCCATGCGGGGTTTCCGCAAAAGCGGATGGGAGGCCCCGCCGTGGTGTCCGGTTCATTTTCGCGCAAGGGATAGTATCCTCTTGACTTCCCTGTCCCGTTTCGCGGCCTCACTCGACAGACGGCGGAAGCTCGTCAAAAAAACCACCTGCCCGCTCCTGGTCGCCTTTACCACTGTCACATACCCCTGGTCGTCCTCCAGTAGATAGACGGCCGACGTGTCGGTATCCTGCACCCGCGTCCCGCGCGTGATCGCTTCCTGGACGAAGCGGTATTCGCTGGCGACCAGCTCCTTGTGTCTGACCGCCTGCTTGCGCGCGGTCTCGGCGGAAATCATCACCGTTCTGGTCTTGGCGCCGATGGCCGCTGCGTCCGCCTCGCTCAGCGCGGCCAGCGCGAATTCTCCCTCCGGGGATGCCATCCAGCGGGCGAACGCATCCGATTCAGCCAACTGCGCCGCCGCTGTCCGGCCAGCCGCGTCCGATAGCGCCAGTGATTTTTCCAGCATGGCGCGAGACAGTTGCGCGGCCCGGGCGGATACCCCCGGCCGGTACTCGAACCCCGGATCGATCCCCTTCGGGACCCTCACTGTCCGCGGGCTCGGCCCATTGGCGCCAACGGTCTTTTCTTCCCACACCACCGGCGGGGCCTTGGCGGCCACTTTCAGCCCCATGCGCTCCACATCGGCATCGGAGACCATCAGCTTGCGGCATTTGCAGCCCCAGCCGTTTTGCGGGCTATGGGTGTCCCACCAAGGATCGTCCAGCGGCAGCACGATGCCGTCCCAGGCCAGGTGCTCGGGCCGGGGATGCTCGCTGCGCCCGTGGCGATATAGCCCGTAGGGCCGGTGTTTGCGCAGCTCGGGATCGGCCATTTGGGCTTCGCGTCCCGAGTGGTAGCTCTGGCGTAGATTTGTTTCGTAGATCACCCGCGTGCGCCAGTTGCGGCCCCCCTTGTACTGCCAGCCGCTTTTCTCGACGATGCCATCAAAGTCCTTGCGAAACTGCGCCAATGTCCCGCCGTCAGCCACCGCCTT